CACACGGCCACCGTTCCAGTGACGTTTGCCGCAGTCCCGGTGATAGAGATACCCCAAGAGCCAGAGGCACCCACACCAGTCGTGCTTGGGGCTCCAATCAGAGATGGGGTGACAGTGACAGATGCGAGGCCCGTGACGTGACCGAAGGTGTCAAGGTTGACGTCCTGAATGAACGTGGCCCCGGTGTTATCGACGCTGGCCTGAGACGAGGTGTCAGCGTGAGACAGGCCGTCTGCGTCCTGCGTCAGGCCGCTTCCCGCTGCGACAGAGAACTCCGTGGTGGTGAGGCCAATGCCGCCACCCGCCGTGTAGGTCGTGTTGACGGAGCTGATCGTAAAGTTCGGGTACGTCCCCGTGATCGTCGTGGCACCGCCTTGGGTGAGCGTGACGGTCTGGTCTGGGGCGGTGTTTGAGAAGACCGTGCCCGTGAGGGCAAGGCCGCTGCCAGCCGAGTAAATCTGCGCGTTGGAAATCTGGGCAAACGTGATGTTTGTCGTTCCGAACGTGATGACGCCGGAGGTGTTGCAGGTGTAGGTCTCACCCGCACCCGTGGTTCCCTGCTGGACGAAGACCGTGGAGCCTTCGCTCAGGCCGTTCGCGTCGTTGATGACGTAGCTGTCGGTGTCCGCTGAGCGCGTCAGCACCCAGTTGGTGCTGCCAGAGCCCGTGCTGGTGACAACATAGATGCCGTTCTGGGTCTGGGTGGTCTGTTGGTACACCAGCACACGGTCATTGGTGGCAACCGTCACGCCGTCGATGACAAGACCAGCCTGCGTACCTGCGTTGGTTAGGGTGGCCCCAACACCAGAGGTTCCGTTGTTGTAGGTGGCGTTCAGGTTGATGGGGGACTCGACCCGCACAGGCTGATGAAAGTGAATACCGCTTGCCACCAGAGTATCAACGTACTCCTTGGTCGCCGCCTGCAGAGGCAGCGTCGGGTCGGCTGGAAGCACAATCGGTACCGTCGTCGTGATGGTGCTGTTCTCGACCTTGAAGCGCTCAGTGCCGCCCGTGTCGATGGCCACCGTGTCAGCGGTCGGGAAGCGAATGGTGGTGTTTGTGTCTCCCGCGTGGACGATTTTATCCGAGACAAGCAGGTCGCCATTGGCGTCCAGATACACGGACTTCGAGGCGGCGTAGGAGATGAAGATGTTCTTGACGCCAACGCCCCAGTTCACGGCAGAGCCACCGCTGCTCGACGCAAGGACTGTGGTACGGGCTAGGGTCGGGCCAGTGGTCGAGTAGGTGCCAAGGCCGACCTCCCAGTCGGTGTCGTTGGTGATCGCGTAGTAGGTCGTGTCCGCATTGGCCAGCACAGCCCCAAAGGACTGATAGCCAGCGGCAGCGCCCAGCAGGACATAATCGGTCGTGCCTGTGGTGCTCGTGGTTTCTTGGACACGATCAGCTACTACGAGAGCCATGGCACTTCCTTAGCTGATACGGATGATGGCGTTCGAGGCGTCAGCTGCAGGAAACTGGATCGTGAACGTGCCCGCCGTCGAAATCTTGTCGCCGCCGAAGTCCAGCACAGCCACCGAAGGGTTGGTGTAGGTGTGGGTCGGGGTCGAGTTGTAGATCAGAGCGCCGCGGGCATTGATCGTGGCCGACGTGAACGAGATGTCGTCGAAATCGGTGAATGCCGTGGTGCCCGACGTTGTCGGGGTGACGTTGGTCAGTGAGCCACCGCCAGCAGCATAGGTGCCGGAGTTGGCGACCTCGTTGCTCGAGGTGTAGGCCGTAGTGGTTGCGTCCAGAGTCGCAGCGCTCGAGTAGAGGGCGATCTTGAAGACGTCGCCGCCAGAAGTGCGGAAGTCATGCACAGCCTCAAGGATTTGGTCCTTGAACGAAGTGCACATTGCTTGTGTGATGGCCAAGGTAGCCTCCTATAGCTTGCGAATGGCGTCAGCCAGTTGTGGGTGACCAGCGTCTACCAGTGCATTGTACACGGTAACGCGGTCGTTGGTAACTGCCTCTTTCATGTAGCGTGTGACCACATGCACGATGGCGGCGCGGAAAGCTTTGGCCTGCTCACGGATGGCGGGATGAGCGTCCTCGGAGACGCTGATAAGTTTGGCCGCGCAGAGTTCAGCCAGCTCCTCTGGCGTGTGCCCTCGGCCATCGGTGGTAGATACCGATACACTACCGGGCAAGGCGGTTCCCATAAACATCAGCCGCTCCCAGACTTAACGCCGTCGCGGTAGTCGTCCCGCTTGGAGCGTAGATCAATGCCAAAGAGCTGTGCCATGGCTTCCATATATCGGTTTGTGTAGAGCTGCAGCATATCAGCGTCCCCCTTGAGGTAGGTATACGCTTCGACGAGCGAACCATACAAGAGAGCGGTCTCGGCGTTGGTGCCAAGCCACGAAGTGCCCGTATCCACGATAGACGGCGGGTCGTAGTAGTAATGCAGCTCGACGGTGTAGTTCGAGTTCGGGGTAGGTCCGAGGATGAAATTACCCTCGGTGCCAACCTGATCGCCGTCGAACTGTGCGTAGTACTTTGGCAAGCCAGACGTCGACGGGCCCGGATAGGCCTCGCGGATGAAGTTGACGTCCTTGTCGTACAGGTAGCTGTAGTTCCCAGAACCGTCTACGACGGCCAGCGAGAACGCGGACAAGAAGTCTGACGGTCGGGCAAGATACTGATTGCCCGACGTCGTGGCGGCAGTGACGTTCTTACGCAGCTCGGGAATCTGCACCGAGCGATAGATGCGCTCCTCGGCCTGCCGAACAAACGTAGGGATGTTAGAGACGAAGCTCGTTTCCGAGGTCTCGAGATAATCCTGCAGTGCGGCAGTGAGCTGCGTATAGTTCATCTGTTAGCCCTTGTAGTTGCCGCCCTTGGAAGCAGCCCCCATACCGCGGCACTTACCACCCATGGCCATCTTACCGACGCCGTCAGCGGCGAACGCGGGGACTTTCTTGCCGCCCTTTTCGACCATCTTGAGCTTGCCGCCCATGGCTTTGTACACAAGCGTCGGGGGTTGCGAGTGCTTCATGGCGCGATCAGCTGCGGCGTCAGCCTCGACCTCAAACTGCTTGTCGCTGCGGGTGCGCGGGCGCTTGCTGCTCTTGGGGGCCATCTTGCTATCCGGCTTCAAGTTAGCACCCGGATTTTTTCCTCCAGAGGCGGTAACTTTCAATTTACCCTTCATGTCGATCTCCTTACGTTGTGACCACAGTCACGGTTCCAACAGACCCTACCATATCCTGAATAGGGTTCCAAACGGGATTCCAGCCGAAGAGCCCGTTGCCCGGAGCGTAGTCTGGGCGGGGGTTCTGCAGTGCCTGTGGGTCGTTGATCTTGACGCGGCCCAAGAAGTTCTGTGGTTGGTCGGGGTCGGCGATGTCGCGGCCCACTCGGAAGCCTGTCTTGACGCCGTTCTGGTACTCCCAGACGAGGTCTGAGAGCTTATAGGTACGCCCACTGCGGTCGCAGATGCCGAGGGCTTTGCTTCCCCTTGCGTATGCGGGCATCAGACACCCCCGATCATCATCGTGTTGAACGGTACAAAGCTGACCGAGGAGCGGTCGCGATCTTCACCGGCTGCCAGATCGAACTGCTCGTCGTAAACCTGCTTTAAGGGGACAACCCGGGCAATTGCCTCGGGCTTCTTCATGGCGATGTAGTACGCCAATCCCGCGACGAGCGCTGGCACGAAGCGCGGAGGGATGTTGGTGGTGTCCCCGCCAATGCCCGAAGCCAGCCCATCAATACCTTTCAGGCGGTAGTAGAACAGGGTGTAGCTCTGCGAGTTGTCTGGAGTGGGCCAGAACGTAACCGTCGTGCTCGTGGGCAGCCGCTGCACGAACACCTGCGTCGGACGCCCAGTGGTCTGCTTGTTGGTCTGCTGAGCGTAGGTCGATACAGAGATGCGCTCGAGCGCGGTGTCCGTCTGGGCGGTGCCCGTCCCGGTACGCATCTGGTGCTCGATGATGTCGATGGTGCCCGTCGGCAACGTGTACGTCGTGGTCCCAGCCGTCAGGGCGAGCGTACCCGACTCGATTGTGAAGAGGTTGAGACCGCGGTTAGCCCACTCGAGCGTCATCAGGTTCAAGGACCGGCGAGCCGTCTTGAGGTCGTAACCCGAGCGCATCTCGAGACCAGCCCGTTCAAAGGCTTCCTCAAAGAGTTCCGGCAGATCGGGTACGATGACGGCCATGGTTTAGTCCCTGAATTTCGCGGTCTTCTTCGCGATACGTTTCGGCTGGGCCACGAACTGCTTGCCCTTGGCGGTGCCCTCGCGCTTGGCGCGGGTGGTGGCAGCATACTCTGCGGGGCTCAGGGCGTCACGAGCCTTTTTAGGTAGGTAACGCTCACCTGTCTTGCCGGAGGGCTTGCCGCTCTTGGTGCCCCAGTCTTCCTTACCCCACTTGGACAAGGACTTCTGAGCGGCGGTCTTCTCACCAGTGTAACCGCCGCCCTTCTCTTTGTAGATTTTCCCAGCGAGCTGCATGGCCCGGGCGGAGTGTTTCCCGCCCATCTTAGCCTTGGCTTGCGCCTTGGACTGTTCCCAGAGCTTCTCGTTGGTGCGGCTCATGGTTACTTGAAACCCTTGCGGCACTTGGCGGCGCGAGCGCAGTCACCCGGGTTGCCACACTGATTGCACGGCGAAAACTCCGCGGCCTGCTCGACCGCGACAGTGTTCACCTGCGCCTCTACTTTCGGCGTTGTTTTCTTGGCCATTAGCGCATCGTCCCTTTGGTGTGGCCCTTCATGCAGCAGCCATCCATCTTCTTGGCTTTGCCGCCTTTGGCGTAGCCTTTGACCATGCCGCCTTTTTTCATGCCCATAGCCCGGGTTTTGTCCAGCTGGGTGACGACCGGCAGGCGCGAGGCGGGAGCATTTGCGATCTGCTGGCCCATGTTCATACGTCCCATCATTTCTTCTTCCCCTTCTTGGTTACGCCCTTGATAGAGCCTTTGTTCTCAGCGGCATAGAAAACGCGCTCACCGCGCTCCTTGCCATACTGTTTGGCCATCGCGGCCTTGATCTTCTTGCCTTTGGCGTTCAACGGCATGTCGGCACCTCAGCAGTTCCAAGCGCGCAGCGATAGCGCCTTGCGAGTGGGTTTACCTTTTTCGTCCTTCATCGGGCCGGGCATGCCGCCCATACGGGCGCAGAACGACTTGCGCCGTGCTGCGTCCTTCTTGGTCTTAGGGTTCGGTGCCGGGGGCTTGAGGTTCATGCCCTGAGCCTTGGCTGACGCCCGCCCCTTGGCGTTCAGGCCCCCTTTCGGGTCCTTACCTTCCTTGCGGGTCCATGCGGGCGTCTTTGCCATATCACGACCAGAACAAGGTCATCGCGGTGACGTTGGTAGCCGTAGCCACGTAGGGGTCTGCATCGAACAGCACCCCCGTCCCCGGGATGAAGATGTCGTAGGTCCCCGCAGCCGCGAAGTCCAAGTCGATCTTGGTTGTACCGCCGTTACCGGAGGTAAGAGTAATCCGGCCTGCGCCGGACACCGTCGCCACGACCTGACGAATACGGGCGCGACCAATACCAGCCGCACCTGTGCTCGTCAGGCGTTTAGAACTTACGTCATATTCGTCGGCCATGCCGTCCTCCTATTAGCTGAGGGCTGCGCCAACAGCAGTGACCCAAGCAGAGCCGGTCGAGATCACGAGGCAGGTCTCGTTGTTGCCAGCACCGTTGTCGCTGACCAGACGAACGTGGCCTGCGTTAGCTGCAGCTGCGGCGGGCAGAGAAGCCGTGGTCTGGGCGGTGAGGGCGATGAAGCTGGTAACGGTCACGTCACCAGTGATGGAGCCAACAAAACCGTTGGTCGAGGTCACGGGACCGGAGAAGGTGGTCGAAGCCATGGTAGTACCCCTTGCACAAGGATTCGCCGCGCAGTCTGTGCATCGTCAGGTCGGGCGTCCTGTCTGCGTGGCTGATGTTACCCTGCGCGGATTGTACACCACTATCGCCAACCGCGCTAGAGCCTGTTGCCCTTACTGCTGTTCTCGATGTGGGTGAGGATTTGGAGGTTCCACGGCACGTGCAGACCGCAGACTTCGTTGGAGCGGAGCGGGATGATATGATCCACGACGTGCTTGATGCCTGTCCGCTTCGTCAGCGCTCGGGCCTGCGTGTAGATAGCGGCGATATGCTTCTTCTGCTCTGCGGTCAGCCACCGTGGAGATGCCTCTCTGGCACGCCGTTTCCACGCGTTTGCCGATACCTGCACCAGCTCTGGGTTCTTGGCTTTCCACGCGTCTTTATATTTTTTCACCTGCTGCGTCGGGCGAGCTACCGCTCTGGCTTTTACCAGCTCGCGGTTCTGCTCGTAGTACCTACGCCCCGCTGCTTTGGCAGCGTCGGATTTAGGCTTCGATTTCCGACGCTCGTTATCTGCGGCCCAGTCCTCTTTCATGCACTCGACACACGCACCCTTGGTTTTCCGCGGAGCCACATGCCCGCGCACGCAGGGCTCGCCGGTGAAGTAGTGTGTTGCGCCAAGGGCCTTGGCTTCTTTGCGGGTCTTTGGATATTCCATCTGCGCTACCTATGGTTTTTGACACGGGTAACGTATTCTAGGAGTATATCAGCGTCAATAGAAAAAGAAAAAGCCCGCCGAAGCGGGCTTTTCCGTAGCATTTTCAGCGACTTAGGCGCCCGGGCTCGCGTACATAGCGAGCGGATCGGACACGCCGAACGAGTAACGTTCGCGTGCTTTATAGCGAACGTTCCCTGTATCAAAATCGCCGTCCATAGAAGTCGACATAGCGACACGGACGAAGTGCTTCATACCGTTCGGGATGTCGGTGGTGAGGTACCACGCGTCATTGTCCGTCAGGTAGTGGTTGACGCGATAGCCCTCGGGGATCGACCCGTTGGTGTTGATCGCGTTGATGTCGTTGTCGGCGGTGCCGACGCGCAGCTCGGTCTGCAGCAGACGAGTTGCAACGAACATCAGGCTCGGCGGAACAATCAGCTTGCGCGGACGGGCAGCGATCAGCAGACCGCGTTCGTCTTTGTAAGCAGCGATGTCGATAACCGCTTGTTCCAGCGAGGTCTCGTTGAGGTCGGCGTCAACCGAAGGACGGTTGGCGTTGGTGCCGCCAGCAACGGTGGGGTGCGCGGTGTTG